CCGGATGAACCAATCTGCGCAGAGTTCCCGGATGAACCAATCTTATTTTCGTCGGCATCTCCTATCTCTACAGTCGTTTTTTCGAGAACAAAATCAACGCACGTCTTAACAAATCCGGCAAACGACAGCTTTGCACCTACCTTCAGCTTGGTCGTGCAATATTTCTTATTATCGTTTGTATCTGTCTCAGCAAGGGCTTCAACTTCCGAAAATTCATTCATATGACCGTTTTCGTCAACGAAGCCGTAATAATCGAGAACGTCAAACGGATTTTTGCAAAAATGCATCCAATTTTCACAAATTACGGCTTCTTCTTCTTCAAAAACAGTATTCTCTGCATATTGTTTTCCTTTGCATATAAGACCTTTTCTAAATCCTTTGTAGCCTTTCATCTCTTCTTCCTTTCTATTCGTTCTCGCCTGTTGTAGAGCCTTCTGGAACATTGTCCATCTCTTCATATTCTCCTGCTACTTCATCAGGAGCGACTTCAGACATGTCAACGCTGATGCTGCTCTTGATCGTATTGTCGCTTGCAAGCGATTTGGCAGCCTCAGAATCAGATTTGAGCGGCGCATATTTCAGGCACTTCTTAATAACTGTTTTCTTAGCCATCTCTTCATAATTGCTCTTCCATGGGCTAGAGCTGCTATTGAACGACTGGCTGTATCTTCTCGCATGCGAATCAATGTCATCCTTACTCATGACCTCAAAACCGTATCCGCCGTTCTGGGACTTCCACAGAGCATAGACAAGGATTAAGTTGCCTCTATCTGTTAATGTTGGCTTATGAATCAGCTTCGGCTCAAGACCTAACTCATATTCGAATTCATCATTCTCATAAACACACTGAGCCTGTACGGTCTGGATGTTCTCGTTTCTATAGGCAAGGTCAATCAGACCTTTGTAGCCTATTTGGAACTGACACTCCATCTTGCCGTGATTTCTGTAAGGAATAAGGTAAGCCTGACCGAGTGGTGTATTCGGCTCAAGGCCGAGCTGTGCAGCATTCATCATGGCTGCTAATACTGTGACCGGGGAGCAATCTCTAAGCTTCACGTTGTTATTCAGGGTACTCAGTGCCATTCGGGTGAATCGTTCCGGCGTGAAGAATGAAGGAAGGGCCTTCTTGATCTCCGGAGACATTTTCTTAATCATGTCATCAATTTTCATATTTTTTGTAAGTTTTACATCATTGCCTGCTGCCTTTTCAGCTAAGGCTGTTTTTAAATCTGCCATTTTTATTCCTCCTGTAAATTCTTAATCAAAAAGCGTCTGCTTTCTGTCTTGTTTGAATAACCTTCATAGATTGCTGGAAGCTCTTTTTTAAGCTTTTTGCTATCTAACCTATTAGAAGCCGTCGTCTTCCATGTCACGCGATAATTGTTAGACTCAGCGCGCTCAGCGTCCTTCATATAGAGTTTAATGTCCTGTTCAATCTGTTCTCTTTCTGTATTCAGCTTTTTAACAAGTTCATTAATCTCCATGATTCTATCTAACTTTTCGTCGTATCCGTATAATTCAACCGTTTCTATGTCTTCTCTGCTTTTTGGATAGAACTGCTTGAGCATGTCACTATATGCATCGCTTCCGTCTGGATCCGGGATGTCATCACCGATGATGTAGCTGTTCCAGAATCTTTCTTCTATTGATTCAAGAAATTTGATCGCATCATCATCTCTGTCTATTCTCTTCCAGACAAGGCCGCCTCCTGCACCCAATATCAGGCATGCGATATACCAGTGATCAAGTCCTGTCACTGCCATATAATGCAAACACTGAGCTTCATAATGTGCTGGAATCTTTCCGTTCTTCCACTGATCGGCACCGTAAGCGCTGCATGTCTTGCATTCGAGTCCTGCGGTCTCTCCGACGACCAATCTGTCGACGTTCGCCAACATGAAAGGATATTCGTCATGCTGGATGATGTAATTGCAGCGCCTAACCTTCTTTCCTGTCTCCTCGCAAAAACGCTTTGCGACGATGTCTTCAAAGTCTCGCCCCTGTCTCATTGCTTCATTGTCAGGTTTCGGCGGAATCTTGCTTTTTTTGTCAGCCCACACCGTCACCGGAGACACATACGGATTGAGACCGCAGATTGCACCGGCATCAGATCCGCCGATGCCTTTTTTTCTGTATTCGAGCCACTTTTCATGACTCATTTCTCTGGTTGATATTAGATTTTTCATTTTCTTCCTTTCTCAACGCCGAGGATCGTAAACAGAACGTCCTGCGTGACAGTTGCTTTGTTTTCAAAAAGCTCTGTCAAAATCATCATTTTTGTGTCTGATCTGACAAGATTTTCGAAATCGTCAACATAGATTTCAACAGTCTCTTTCAAAACCGGCAACGCTGTGATATAATCACGATGAGTGATTTTTTCATTTTTTTCGGCTGACTGGTTGGCAGACCAGTTGGCCTTTTCATTTTTGATAACCATTTTGTTTCCTCCTAAATATTAATCATTGTCTTCAAAATCGCCTCTCCATATCTCGTATAAGAGAATGGCAATGGATACCAGCAGGATGACCGCCGGAATTGACACAATAATCTTGAAAACAATTGAATTCAAAAGTTTCAAGATAACCGCCCACACTAAAGCAACTAGGGTCCCCATGCATACGCAAGGAGCAGAAAGCGCTATCTTGTAAGCAAACTCATCAATCCACTTGTCATTTCTTTTATTCTTCATCCATACCTCCAATGCTGCTTGCAGTGGATCCGAACCAGAACGCCCCAAATGCACAATACAATGCGAACAAAAGTGTTGAGATGTTAAAGCTCGTATTTACGAAGATACAAGCCGATGCGAGGAACGCCAGCAGATGCATACCACACGCTACCTCACACGCTGCCGCTTTGATCGGGCTGATAGCCGTGCGGTCGTCAACCTCTTCACATTCGACATAGATCGTCTTTTCTCTCTTCTCCCACTCAGGAATTTGCAGCTTGCTCATTTTTCTCCATCTCCTTTTTCTTTCTTCTTTCTTCTGCCGCGATAAGTGACGGCCCTATTCTCCGCAGTGCCCTGCGAATATTTTCATACCGGCGTTCCCTCTCTTCCGGTGTCAGTATCGGCCGGTAAAGATATACTGTACAGGTTTCGAAGTGAAGAACGTTTGCGAGATACAGCTCGTCATCATTACCTTTCCGTTTCATGTGCTCACCATCCTTCCGATTAGCTGGCAGCCTTTAAAAACTTATTGATAAAATACTGCTGCCCTTTTCCTGTGACTTTGACTGTCTTTTTGACTTCTGTAGATCCATCCGAACGGACGATCACAGTCTCTTTTGTTGTCAGGATGCCAAGGTCGGCGCTTCGCTGTGTCGGCGTATTGTAAGCGCTTCCTTTCTGCCGGATCAGATAGCCGTTTTTTCTCATCCAGTCAAACAGTCTGTTCTGACCGATATCAATGCCGTTCTGTCTAAGAAGCTTCGCAAGATCTCCGATCAGAATCGCTGTGCTGCTTGCGGCCACAGCATCGGCGAAGATTTCCTTCGGCTTCATTCTGACTGTATCCTCAAGAAGAACCTTGTTATCTGCTTTCAGACGGTCAATCTCTTTGTCAGCAAGCTTTAAAGCTCTGGCCATCACCTGTTCCGGCGTGTTCCATGCTTTTTCGAGGTCAATGAGGTACTGTCTGCACTCCTTACCCTTTTCGGTTCGGCTCATAAGGCACAAATGTTTCGCCATATCAACCGATAAGGAATAGTCCTGAATTTCTCTGTGAGCACCGTTATTTACAACCGTACCCGAAAGTACACTTGTATAATCTTCATTTTCAACAAAGCCCTGTGAATTCGTTTCAAACCATGCTGAAAATCTCTTACTTACTTCAAGGCTTTTATAAAGTTCTCTCGCCGACACGGTCGGCTGTTCGTTGTCGTAATTGACTTTCAAAATCTCGTTCATGCTATGCCTCCTCAATAATATCTACTGTTTCGCATCCGAGCGCCTTTGCAAATTTTTCGGCGCTGCTCTGTCTTATGTTCTGACTGTTCAGAAGCACATAAATTCGGCTTCTCGAACAGCCGTAAGTCTTCGCCAGCTCGTCAATGGTCATCTTCTTTCTAATCATAGAAATTCTGACTTTGTCTCTACTGAGCTTCATCTTTTTAACTCCTTTCGTTTATTGTTATTAACAGTTATACTGTTAATTGATGTACCGTAACTGCAAAAATTAAATTCTTACGCACCTCTTTCTTTCTGCTCTAATTTCGCTGCTTCTGCCATCATTGCGAGTGTTCCAGCCGTCCCGGCTACTCTGCCGAGATCATATGCATTCTGGATTTTATCGCAATATTCAAGAATATTTTCATACGCCATATGGCGCTCCATCTTTGTCATTTTCTCAGCCATTCAAAGGCCCCCCTTTCTTATATTTTTAAATCCGGCGCTTGCTTTGACGCTACGGCTTAACCGACGCCGGTTTGATTATTCAAATTTTGCGATTTTCACGCCATCTATTTCCAGATACGGAATTTTTAAGAATCCGTCTTCTTCATAGGATGGAAGAGACACTTCATGCCCCATGTCATCCAACGCTACGGCCCATGCCATGCAATAGCCATAGTTGACGTGGTTTCTGTTGACGTCTCCTTGTCTCGCATTATCATTTGTGCCGATAGCTGCCATAATGAATCTTTTTTCTACTTTTTTATAATAATTTTCCATTTCTCATTTTTCCTCCAGCGCTTTCAATGCTTCGGTGTAACCATCTGCGCATCTTTCAATGTCAAATGTGGCTTTCAAAAGCTTATTAAATTCTTCTTGCGTAATCACCCCCTCTGAACTCATAACGATAATGATTCCTCTTGCAAGCCCCAACTGGAAATAGGCGTCTTTGTATTTACCTTTATAAAGGTATTCCCTCGAACATTCGAAAGCGTTTCGGATCATTTCACAATATTCTTTCTTAGATATCTTCATGTTTTCTCCTCCATTTTTTTCGCTATTGCTTCGATGACGCTCACGGTTACTCCGTTTCCTGCCTGCTTGTATAGCTGCCTGTCTGAATTGACGAACTCTGCTTTCTCAAAATAGTCATCCGTCCATCCTTGCAGTCTGAAACATTCCTTCGGTGTCAGTTTCCTGATTGCTATGTAGCACTGATATTTTTCATGCCACATTGCGTACAAAGTTCCATCTTGACCAATATAACTTGTATCAAATAATATGGCTACTTTGGATTCTGTATTTCCTCCCGGCTTCGTACTGATTGTTGGTGCTAATCCATCGCCACTATAAACTCTATCTCGCTGTGAATTTCTACCATTAAGACAGCCAAAAAGATTTAACGAAACACTATTTTTTCCGTCTGTTCCTTCGATAGGAAATATTTTTGAGGTACTTCTCCCTCTAAGATGTCCGATAATGAAACACCTTTCTCTGTTCTGTGGCACTCCGAAATCTTTGGAGTTGAGCACCTGCCATTCTGCATCATACCCCCCCTGCTCCATTTCAATGAGCAGTCTGGCGAAATCCCATCCTCCATTAACACTAAGCAGATTTTTAACGTTCTCAATGAAAAGGTAAGTGGGTTTATCTTCTTCTTTGAGCTGTCCGACAAGGTACATAACTCTGAAAAACAGGCTTGAACGGTTTCCTTGAAATCCGGCTTGTTTTCCTGCAACGGAGATGTCCTGACATGGGAATCCGAAGCACCAGCAATCTGCTTTTGGAATATCTCCGGCATACACCCTTCTAATGTCATTTGCATACCATTCTCCATTTCTGTATTCCTCCTTCAATATTTCTTTTTGTCGTTGTTTTAATGGCATTTTATCCAATGACTCTATTTGTTCCTGCGTGAGCAGGTGCATGGAGGTGTAGCTTGCAGTTGCGAATTTGTCGAACTCACAAAAGCCGACGCATTCATGTCCTGCCAGTTCCATTCCTCTTCGGAATCCTCCAATACCCGCAAAGAAATCAATAAATTTCATATTTCTCCTTTCTGACCCGCCATCATCAGTGCCGGGTGGTCATTCCAGACAGACGGTCATTGCTGACCGTTTCGGCTAACATGAAATGAATTCAACAGTACCGAGACATTCGTTTTCCTTTTTCAGGTCGTATGACATATCCATAGCCATCAGATAGATACTCTTTTCGTCTCCGTCGCCCAGAAATTCAATTCTCCTTGTGATCTGCTCTCCGTTGTCCATGTTGGTGTAGTGCGCTTTAAATGAATACATTTTATTTCCTCCTGTGGTTGTTTGTGTTTGCTTGTTCCTTATGGTTACATTATAGTTCCGTTATGTTACTTTGTCAATACATTTTTGTAACTTTACGTAACTTTTTTTATTGACTTTTGTATCACAATGATGTATTATAATATCAGAAGGAGGTGAACAGATTGACACAAGGCGAGCGGGTGAAAGAAATCCGCAAGGGACTCAATTTGACGCTTGAGAAATTCGGCGAAAGAGTGGGCGTAACAAAGCAGACTGTCAGCCGTATTGAAAACGGGGTGAATAATCTAACCGATCAAATGGCCTTGGCAATCTGCAGAACATTCTCAGTCAATGAGCATTGGCTCAGGACGGGAGAAGGCGAACCTTATATAAAAGGTTCAGAAGACGAACTGGCGGAGCTTGTAGGACGGCTCTATAAGGACAAAGGTTCTATGAGATATAAAATGTCTTTAGAGCTTTGTCGATCGATGGAGAAGATGACAGACGAACAGCTGATGGCATTCGCTAGCTTCGTAAAGAGGCTTGCTGAAGCGGCAACGCCAGAAGAATGATGGTTGGGAATCCCCGGATTGTTCCGGGGCTATTCCTGATATATAAAAGAAAGGAAGTAGAGGGAACATGAAAAAGAAAATCACTGCAGCAATGATGGTTGCCGCTATGTCTATGTCTATCATGGCGTGCGGCAGCTCATCAGATGCACCAAAAGAAACGCAGGCACCAGCCGCAACTGAGGCAGCAACAGAAGCTCCTGCAACAACAGAGGAGGCTACCACAGAAGCTCCTGAGACAGAAGCAGCCGATGACGGCACTATCAATTTTGAAACAGACAAATATGTCATCACATATTCGAAGCATGAGATCAAAAAGGATATGGACGGAAATCCATGTCTTCTGTATTATTACACATTCACGAATAACGGCGACGAAAACACAAGCGCTATGGCTTCAGCACAGATTCAGTGCTTCCAGAACGGTGTAGAAAACGAATTGGCTTATATAGACTATGAAATTCCTGAATATGAAAATTATATGAAGGATATTCAGCCAGGAGGATCTATTGACGTTTGCGAACCGTTCGAGTTGCAGGATACAAGCGATGTAGACATTGAAGTATCTGATTGGATTTCTTTCGACGGTGAAAAAGATACACAGTTAATCACAATCGAAGAGTAACAGCATTGAGGTATTACAGCTAGACAAAAGGCCTCTCACAATTCGTGAGGGGCCTTGTTGCTTTTAGATCAAGTTGATTATTAACTTGTAGATGAAAAGCAGCAGCGAGCTGTCTTCTATCTCGTCAATGTGCTTCTTAATGTACATTTTTAGGTCATCGTTACTCATATACTATCCCGCTTTCTGAATCGCTTGCCAATTTTGCCCGCAAGCTTAAAAAACCAACACGTTCGTTCATCTCGAGGCTTCCTGAGCCTCGACAATACGCTGTGAACAGCCATTACGGTGTCACAGTCCGCATCAAGGAGCATCTGCTCAATCTCCCTGATCTGCTTCTTCTTGTTCATGTGTGCCACCATCCCAATCATTTTTAGCGTTATATTAGTTACAATTATATTCTATCAAACCAGTAGAGATTGCGTAATTATCATTTTTTCGTTAAAAAGAGGGAAAATTTTTACACCGAAAGAGGGAAAATTAAGGAAGTGTTTCTATATGATGAAAAAATATGACATTTCGGAAAGATTCGCAAAAATGTGGAGGGCATCAAGGGAAGCGGCTGGAAAGAGTCAAGACTACATGGCCAAGGCTCTGGGAGTAAGTAAAAAGACGGTCCAGAACTGGGAGAACGGGACGTCTTGCCCGTCTCAGCAAATGGGTTTTGAGTGGTTCATGGTTCTCGGTATCCAGCCGATGCCGTATTATTTGAAGCTTCTCTATCCGTACGAATTTGATCGGATCGAACCCGGTGCGAATGAAAAGGATGTCGGGATTGCGCTTCTGACGCTTGTATCTAATCTAACTGTGGATCAGAAACGGAAACTTCTATACATCCTGCAAGGCTGCCACGGATCGTCCCCGATCTGTATCCTAGAAATGCTGACGGCCTACTTGCAGACACCGCTGGAATACAGGTTAAACATCGCCGCAAGCATAGCGATAAGTTATGAAGTGTCAGAATCGAAAGACATCTTGAACAATCCGGCACACGTGCAACCGAACATGAGCCTTCTAAATCTTGCGATCAAGCGGGGACGGCAGGCAGTTATTGACGGAAAAGGGTGTTACACAATTGTGCTCCCAAACGAGAACGAGATTGGTGAAAAAGGGAAAAAATAAAAGCCCCGTTTGGCGTCGGGGCTTCTATCGAAAGGAGGTTTCATGCATCGAGCATTTGATACTTGTACACGAAATGGGTATTTACACGCTAGAGAGCATGTGTGTTGGTAAGTGTATGCATGTGGTATTGCACAACACAAAAAGAAAAAAATGAATGTATGTACTTCCGTACTTTCATTATACTGTGATTGCAAAAAATTACAATAAAAAAATGAGGAAAAACAAAATGGATGAATACTATATATATCTAAGAAAGAGCCGGGCTGACAGTCCTCTTGAATCTGTAGAGGATGTACTTGCCAGGCACGAAACAATGCTTCAGGAACTGGCACTGAAAAAGCTCGGCTATCGCATCCGCGAAGATCACATTCTTCGCGAAGTCGTATCCGGCGAAACTATCATTGAACGTCCGAAGATGATAGAGCTGCTGCGGATCATCGAATCTGACAATGTTAAGGCTGTTCTTACTGTCGAACCGCAGCGACTCACAAGAGGTGATCTGGAAGACTGTGGAAAGGTCGAAAACGCTTTCAGGTACTCGAACACACGCATTATAACCCTTCAAATGGAATACGACCTGTCGAACAAGATGCAGCGCAAATTTTTCGAACAGGAACTAATGCGAGGGAATGACTATCTTGAGTATACGAAAGAAATACTTTGGCGAGGTCGAGTCCTGTCGGCTCAGAAGGGAAATTTTATCGGCAGCATACCGCCGTACGGTTACGAAAAGGTGAATGACGAAATTGGCCCGACACTGGAAGTCGGTGAGTTCGGTTGGGTTGTAATGAAAATTTTTGACATGAAATTTTTTGAACACAAAAGTCTGGGACGAATTGCGTTCTATCTAAACAGCATAGACGTCAAGCCACCACGTGGCAAAAAGTGGGAGCGCTCTTCTGTGAGTTTCATTCTTCAGAATCCTCATTACAAAGGATACGTCCGTTTTGCGTATACAAAAACCGAATTTTCATACGAAGACGGGCATCTTGTAAGAAAGAAGAGCACGGCCGACCCCGAAGACGTTGTATTAGTAAAAGGGAGACACAAGGGCCTTGTAAAAGAATATGTATATGACGGTGTACAGGAAATGCTGAGAAACGATCCTCGTGCACACATAGATCACGCGATCAAAAACCCGTTGTCCGGACTGGTATACTGTTCCGAATGTGGCCGATCAATGACACGGCACCCTTACAAGGGAAACACAAAGGACCGTATAGAATGCCGGACAAAAGGGTGTGGAGGAAAATCTGCATACCTGGACGAAGCGATAAAGAACGTCTCCAATTCGCTTGAGTCGATCTCTATAGAATTAGAAGCGAAAACAAACAGCAGTGATTCGGACGATGACAGCATTTACGCAAAGCAGATACAGAGGATGGAAGATGAACTACAATCGATGGCAGAGCAAGAAAAGAAACAATATGACCTACTTGAAAAGGGAATCTATTCGGAAGATGTTTTTTTAGAGCGTAACAGCTCTATCAGGGCGGAAATGAATGATCTGAGCCAAAAGATAGACACATTAAAGAAGAACCGTCCGAAGCGTATAAAGTACAGTGATCAAGTTGTTAGATTACGAGCCGCGGTTGATGGCCTCAGGAACGATGATCTATCAGCGGAAGAGAAAAATATACTTCTCAAAAACGCTGTGAAGAGGATAGATTATATATTTTTAGGCAGAAAAGAAAAACCATCTTACGTGCTCGATATAGAGCTTTTAATTTGACGCTTTAAGATATACATCATGAGTATTCGGATTCATCTGCATACTCATGATGTATATATTTTTATATTTTTTTCGGTTTTACCTCTTGACTATTGGACACCAATGTGATATGATAAAGACAGTTAAGGAGGAGAAAGAAATGAAAGAAGGATTAGCAAATGTTAAGGAATGGTTCATCGACAAGCAGCAGGATACAGCGACAAGATACAACTGCTTTATTGATATATTCACAAGAGACGAAGATGGTAAAGAAATAGCAATAGACGGATACGTTACAGTGTCTTTTGAGGAAATCATCAAAGAGTCGGAAAAGGCTGTTCAGGTTGTCCTGAGAACGGGCGACGTTGTCGGTTCTGGCAAAGGTTGGAAAGTATGGATCCCGAAGTCGGTTATTAAGGAGGCGTAAAATGAAAGAAATAAAAAGGAACATTATGTTCAACAAGGCCGGCGGAAATGCCGGCAAGAACTCATACACATACCGGTTATCTGTTCCGGTGGCCATGATCGAGGCGCTGGGAATAACACCGGATGACCGGGAGGTCATTCTGAAGATAGAGGCCGGAAAAGTTATTGTAGAAAAAACACAATAGTTATTGACTATTGGACACCAATATGATATAATAAAGACAGTTGAAGAAGAGAAACCAAGGAGGAAATGAAGATGAAATACGAAATCAGAACGACAGCTGTTAATGATCCAGAAGCCGTAGGATGCGGAATTGTTACAGAAGCTTACTTCGGCGGAGCTACACTTCCGTATACAAAGGAATGGAAATATGTACCTAGGGGCATACTTTCTGAATGTGATGAAAAAAACTTCATTACAGAATATAGAAATATAGAGGAGGAATAAAAAAATGACAAATATTGAAGTTTTAATGCAGGATGGATGCACAAAGGCAGAAGCGGAAAATCACCTGAAGAGAGGCACAGTCGTATATGAAGAATCTGACAAAGATTACTTCATTGAAGAGTCCGTATCACAGGGATTCACGGCAGAGGAAGCTTTGGACAATTGGAACAATTTGCCACATGTAGACAATTATCGAATCATGTATGTATTATAAGGCAGGAAAATATGAAAATTTCTGAATTATGGGATACATTCCGATATGAGCTTAATGATCTGAGAGAACAATGCGTTGAAGAAGGGAACGATCCAGAAGGAGATATATTCGATTCGATGGCGGACGAGCTGTACAAAAGGTACATGGAAGCCGAGAAAAAATGCGAAGACTACAGCGACTATTATTAGAATTCAAAAGGACGGGACTAATCTCCCGCCCTTTTTTCACTTTTCAGCCGTTCTACAATAGCTGTGTACTCTTTCGGGTATATGACCCGTATCGCTTCCATGTGCTCATCCATGACGGATATAAGCGCATCTACAGGCACACTGTAAGCAGCCTGAGAGAATTCGCTCTGAGGCTCGTCTGCGACTATCTGGCGCGGATTTGAAGCACTATAGCTGTATTCCTCTACTTTTCGTACCCGCTCCGGTTCTCTTCCGTTCTGAAGACCATCACGGACAGTATAGAGGCACGCCAGTTTTTCGCAGACGGCATAATTTGTGCCGCCCGCTTCAAGCTTCGCAATCTCAGCATTAATCTCGTTCAAATCCACGCCTTTCACCGCCTATCCCTGTAATTCTTCCAGTGCCCTTTTAAGCGACGCTCTATCCGTCTGAGAGAGGTCGTCACGGTCCATCATATCTCTGATCTGATCAGACAGATAATCACGGCACCTACTCATTTCTCGTCCGTCTCCCCTGGAATAATGGCCTCGAACATAGTGACGTCCTCTGTTCGCATAACTCATGCCTCGGTCGTCCATTCGCATTCCATCACGGGCATACGTGCCGGATGCTCTCCAATCTCCGTCCATCGAATAACCGTTGTCGTCGATGTACATGATTTTTTCAATGTTCTTGACGGTATCAGTAAGCTTATGCACTGTCTCAAGGTCTCCGGCACTCATTTCGCCTTTCTTAGCAATCTCATCAAGCTCTTTGCAGAGCATTTCTTTAAGGTCATACAATGTATTTTTGTTCATTCTTCACACCTCCGTTACGCAACTCGCTCAACGATCATGTTCGCGTTGCTGATATTAATAGCCTCTGTGGATACATTCTCTAATGCGACCGTTACGCAGCACCCTCTAGGTACGTCGATATAAGACGCAACATAGACGTTGAAAAAGTTTTCTACCGCAGCCGGTGTGACGATCGCAGTTGCTGAATTAAGAGGCTCCCCGTCAATCGCCAAAGCCACGGAGATAGCTTCAACTGTGCCTCCTGTAGGTATAGCGATATTGCCGCCAAAGCTGACTCTATAGCGGGCCTTACACTGATTCGTCGTGCCTCTTAGTGTTACGATGCCGGCACCCTCTCTGTGAACAATGCCGCATCCACCTTTTACCGCTGTCTCTGTAAGAGGAAGGTTCTGGCCAGCGGCGACTAGAACTGTATTAGAATTTGTAAATTCTGCCATTTTTTCACGCTCCTTTTAAATAAAAAGTGGCAGGGCAACACCCCGCCACCTAAGCAGTATCAGCGGAGGAGTGCTGACCATGTCGATATGCGACAAGCTGCCTTATTTCGTTATTCAATTAGCATCCGCAGCCTGTGCCGCAGTTGCCGTACTGGTAAGGTGCCGGAACTGGGAATGCTGGAACAGGTCTTGGGTTGTAATATGCAAACTGGCCTGTCATGTAAGCCTTAAGGGTATCGTTCTGAGCCGCCTGACTTGCTGCAAGCTGTGCTGCAAAAAGCTGCTGGCTCTGCTCTGCAATCTTCGCATCTTTCGCTTCGATTCTCTGTGCTGTCATAGCATCGAGAATGGCTCTAGCGTTTGCGTTCTGATTGTCAATGATATCTCTTGCGGCTGTATTGACGGTCTGGCGTGTCTCACAAGACTGCTGTGCCAGGTTGTAATTTACGCCCTGGATAGCTTCTCTTGTCTCACAGCAGCAATTAGCCTGCTGCATCTGCATAGCATTAAGCTGCTGCATCAGTCCGGCCTGCTGGTTGGCTCTGGAAATCTCCGCAGACATGAAACCGTTGCTCAAATTCTGCTGCACACCGTTCACAAGCTGAGCCTGTGAATAGAATCCGTCACACAAGCCATTATTGACGTTGTCAATTTTTCTTTCAACGTTCGCGAAGTCGGATGTCAGGACGTATCCGTCTACTACTCCCGCACCGCCGTTTCTGTTTCCGCCAAATCCGCCGAAGCCGTTGCCGCCCCATCCGCAAAAAACGAAAAGAAAAAGGATAATAATCCACCACGCACCGCCGTCGCCCCATGTTCCATTGTTGTTATTGCCTGTCACCGCCGCAAAGTCGGCAGGGGTCATTTCACTTGTTGTTAAGCTCATTCAAACACACTCCTTTTTTATCTATTAAACCATTGGCCATGATTTTTTCATTTATGTCCCATTCCACCAATGATGGACTGGAACTGTTTCGCCATCGCTTGAAGCTGATCAAGCTGCTGCTGATTCATCTGACCGCTCTGCAAAAGGTTCATAACCGCCTGCTTCGGGTCTCCTGTGAACGAATTTTTAAACTGATTGAACTGCTGTATCATCTGCATTGGATTATTCGGAATCTGCTGCATCATTTGTGATCGCTCCTCTCTTTTCAAGAACGCCTACACGCTCTTCTAATGACTTAAGCTGTTTCTCTATAACATTATCCGCATCCGTCCGTTTAGGTTCTGGATTCGGAGTCTGTGCACCTTTTCGGATGTATTCGAACACTTCCATATACGGCTTTCCCGTCTGATCGGCTCTCTTTTCGTAGAATACCGGGGCAGTGCTGTCCCACAATCGAACAAATCCGTTCGGTGCTACTAGATAAGCCTGCGCTGCTCCCTCTCCCTGTACCCAGATTCGTTCATCTGGATTGTTCGGCTGCTGCTGAACCGGTTGATTCATCTGGTTGAATGCGTTCTGCATCCGAAGCTGACTCAGCTGATCAGGAACAGGTGGATTGTATCCGCCGCCGAATTGTGGATATTGTGAATAACTATTCATGTTCATATTTCCGTAAGGGTAATTCATGCGCTCTCCTCCTTTTTACGCCAATAATACAACGGGATTTCTTGCCCGGAATCCCATGTGTCGTACCAATCGCCGTTGACTAGTGCCACTACATGCCCGGACAAGGCTAGTATGTAAGTACCTTTCTGATGCTCTCTGGCGAAATCTGAGACGGTATATATCTTACCGTGTACGTCTGGAACCATCTTCCTTGAAAAGCCTATATCTAACAGATATGCGCCCCATACACTGTTTGCTGACGGCATATCGGACATTAACAGACCGTACAAGCACAGCTGCACATAAGTGTATTGCCAACTCTGATCTATCGCCTTACTGATTGCCCGAACTGTACAGTCGCCGACTCTCGCTGCAATCGGATTGGGGTTGTATCGCTTATACATCGGCATCCCCCTTTCTACTGTATATTTAAGCAAAAAAATATAGCGTATCCCACGAATCAGATACGCTATATTTACGCATATTATTTATTTTTTAACTCTTTTGCATAGGCTACAACCCAAGGAATTGACAGGAGCTTGTCCGCGGCATTGTACCAGATTTTTTGAACATTACGAACTGAAATGTCCATCACTTCTGCCGCCTTTTCCTGTGTGTAACATTCGTCCAGAAGAAGGCTGACAGCCTCTTTCTCTCTTCTGTTCAGCCGTGCCCGAATTATCGCAAATTCGATGATCTGGCTATCCCCGCAATCCCAGAAGTATTTGACCAGGCTTCTATCCATGCTTTTTAAATGCACAATATACAAGACACACGATGTTGAAAAAGGCTGAAAGAGTAAGAGCCTTTTTTAAATGAATATTGCGCTTCTCTGAATGAATAGCGGAAGATAATGCATCTTCTAGCAGCATTTCCTTTGCTTTTTTCATATTCTTGTTTACTTTCTGACAGTCTTAGCTTTTCTCAAACAAGATGGTCCGAATTTCAGATCAGTTGTCTCTCCCTCTGCGACCTGGAACGCCTTAATAGCTGCTACAGTCCTTCCAAGGCATTTTCCGTCTACTCTGTCCTTGTATGTGCCATACCACTTCAGAAACAGCTGCACCTTCTTAACTTCTGATCCAGTGTCACCTTCACCGATATAGCCTTTTGACGGAAGAGTCGGGAACTCGCCTGTATAAGCCTTTTTGCCTGATTTCTTCTGAACAATCCAGATAACGTTGGTATCATATCTGAGCTTTTCAGGGCTGAAATATCCGGTGTTGTTTCTTGCACCAGAATCACGCACATACAGCTTTCCGTCCTTGTAGTCCGTGATGGCTAAGTAATGACCGCCGGATGTCCAGAAATTATCCTTTGCCCCGTTGACCTTTCCGACCGTCAGGAACACGGCCCACCAGTCGCCTTTTAATGACTTCATCTTAGCCATTGCGTTTTTCCAGATTGTGCCGCCGGAATGTTCTGGTTTGTAATATCCAACGACATCGAAGCCGTAGTGCTCAAAAGCAGCAGTTACGCCGGCACGGGTCGTACCGGATGAAAAGAAATCGCCGTTTGCGTAGAGCCACTCGGCAACCTTTTTTGGGGTAATGTCCTTGACCAGATTGGCAACGATGGATGCAATACTGCAAGGGCCACAGCCAGAAGCAGCCATGGAAATTCCATGCAGTGTTCCCCATTCTTTCTGTTTAAACGTCTTACTCATATCAGTCTATCTCCTCTCTATTCTGCTTCTACTTCCGGAATGCCTGCAACACTTGTCAGGATGCTCACCACTCCGGCCATCACAGCGCCAGAGAGGATCATCTTCCAATCCACAGCAGTGATGAACGCATTAGTCCCAATCAGTGCCACGGCTGTCTGGGCCATGGTCTTGACGGCTCTCACCCCGGCCGCTTTGCACCATTTAACTGTATTTACACCGGGTTTTAATACGCAATTTTTAAACATTCTATACACGCTCCTTTTCCTCTAAATCCGCTATTCGGTGGTTGGCTACACGGACTTTTTCGTCCAATGTAGCAAACTGCTTCTCTAACGCATATGTACGTTCGATGATGCCGTTATGTTTGTCAACTCGCTTGGTGAGCTCGTCAATCTTGTAAGTTATCATTGTTGTAGTCTCATCGTGCTGTTCTCGAATTCTATACTGCTGAAAAGCATTATTAATCATGCAGACTATGATGGCTACCACGCCGGTTATCATTGCTTCGGTCATATCTGTATACCTCAATCCTGAATATTTGCCTTGACCCCGGCAAGGGAGATAAACTGGATCACCTCCTGAGAAAGCTAGCCCACCTGTTTCTTAGTGATTTGGGGATATATTTTTCCCATCTGAAATAATATTCATTGACCTGTTCGGATTCCGTCTCTGTTTCAATTACCGTTTCGGTCTCGGATTCCGTCTCTGTCTTGTTTTTGAAATATGAATCCGGAATCACTACATTCTCAGCAGCCTTCTTCCCAGCTTCGTAGGCAGCGTCATAAGCTGACTGCATGTCAGGCGTTTTTGGTGGTCTCAGCGGCGGCGTACAAGCGAGTGCCGGCAGTGCCATTGCCACCACAAGGACGGCTGATAAAAACATTAGTGTTATTTTTTTTTGCATTACTTTTCCTCACTTTCTTTTACGAGATCTTCACAACCGCTTTCGATTAAGATCTGTTCAACCTTATCTTTCAGAAGACGCGGCACTCTTTTATAAAGAGCAATCGCTTCTTCTTTTGTTTCTGAATACATAATCTTCTGAGCCCATAACATTGCCATCATTGTTTCACCTCCCTTTCCGAATAGATATTTACATATTGCATGCTTAAAGTTGTCAAGCATATACAACTTCAGACATCTCAAGCAGACAGCCTGTCAGCATCTCAATAGTCTCCTCCTGATCTTTGACCCTTCTCTCTAGCGTCTTTTCTTTCTGTGGTTCGTAGTCCAGATATTTTTCCGGATTTTTCTCCACAGCTTCACGGTTTACATTTTCCGCTTTTTCCCGGAACTGGTGGAAATCATATTCCCAGAACGTCTCTGTCACAGTTGTATACTGCTCTTTTTCCATCATCTGCTGATTTTCTTCTGTAACTTCCTGCCCATTGAGGCAGATTGTCACGTCCACCATTCCGTTGTCAAGCGGCTGCCAGCTGACTGCCGGCTGTTCTGTTGTGAATCTTGCTTTCAATGCTTACCCTCCTTTTCGCGTATTTCATCAGTTGCTCTATTCCATACTTCTTTTTGAAGTGAACGGAATCTGAATTTTTGAACCACCCATAATATGAAATACAGCGGTACGCCAGATCTAGTGCTATCTCCATACGACGCTGCACCTGTTTTCTCAATCTCAGATATGCCCGTCTTGCCTGGAGGAATATGCTCCGGCGGACTTCTGTGTGGTCCCTGTAAATTTTGTATCCCATCATATCAATGCAATCTCCGTGATGCTTTCCGTCTTTTCCGATATAGTCAACCTGGAACAGTTTCCAGTTCGGTTTTATCTCCAGGCCAAGCTCGTCCCTGAAAAATTGGATCAGCATGAGCATGGCTTTCTTGACGTCCGCTTTTCGTGGTCCCAGAATCAGAATGTCATCCATGTAGAATATGATTTTGTAAAAAAGCCTTGTCCGCTTCTCTTGTCCTCTCCTTTTAGACATCTTAAAGAGCTTTTGTTCTGCATAATGATAAGCAAAGCTCAGATAGTAATTGCAAAGCCATTGGCTCAGATAGGAACCTATTGACAGGCCATGTTTGTAGGATTCAATCAGTGCCTCAACTAAATAAAGAAGGTCATCGTTCTTGACCTGTTTTCTTAAAAATCTCATGAGCTTTCCTGTGTCGATTGACGGATAACAGTGCCTTACGTCTGCCTTGGCTCCTGCTCTCGTTTTATCCGGATTCTTCCGAATCCATCTCTCTATTGCATTCTTTCCGTATACCTGGCCACGGCCCGGCACACTGGCGCATTGATATTTTCCTATCTTTCTTTCAAATAATCCTTTCAGAGCATTGACAGCTACATAATTGTATATCTGCTGTTTTATGCTCTCCACGCCTATCTCCCTGAGCTTTCCGGAGTTTCCGTCATACCTCATGGAGTAGCGTATTTCCGGGAAATGAACATCACGCTCCTTGATTTCCCTTTCCAGATCTTCCGCTGCTCTTTCCAGCAACGGGTCCACATTGTTCCTTTTCTCCTGGATCAGTCTGCTCACAGCCCTGACGGACAGTGGTTGACCGGTTTGGTATCCGGCCAGGAACCCTGCCACATCACGCCGTTTCCATTTATCTGAAAAACATTCCAGCATACAGACCATAATCCAGTCTTTATCCAGTTGTATATTTTTACAGTATCGTTTCAACTGTGAGTCCTCGTTTCTTGATACAGGAGTTTCCGGTTTTTCTACTCACTCCGCATCATGGCCTACTGCACCATGCGCCCGTCCAGTCAGGCTCCTTGGCTCCCAGCTGGGCGGTGTGGCTTCAATCGTATTTTGGGGATATGCCCCACGCACCTGCTTTCCGGTGGCTCCGTTCCTACAGAGCGAAATGTAACGCTGAAATTCAAATAAATTTCAAGAAAATCCAGAGACGATATTCCAGTTCGTGTTCGACCAGCCATTGTTCGCATTCAGAATCCAGAGGCCAGCATTCGCGCCATTGTTCAAATTGCCCAGCGCAAGCCACAGAGGAAACCGCCCGTTTAGCGTTACAAGTCCGTTATTTATTTATAAGGGGAAAGCCCCCTCTGTCAGGCTGTTGCCTGCCATTCACCCCTGGTGCCGTTTGGAGAAACGCCAGAGACGATATTCCAGTTCGTGTCCGACCAGCCACTGCTCGCATTCAGAATCCAGAGGCCAGCACTCGCGCCATTGCTCAAATTGCCCAGCGCAAGCCACTCTCTCTGTCCAGATGTTCCTGCATCTGTATACAGTCCATCAGCAAATCCAGTGGTTGAGCCTCCGCCTGCTTTCGTAGGAATCATGATACCCAGGTTTGGATCTGTTGTTTCTTCCGTGATATATTTCCATGATGCTGCTGTATAGGCCACCTGTGCGATAGCCTTTTTATAATTTGCCCGCACTGTCGCAATGTTGCTGGACAGTGTGCTGGCGTCCTCGCATACATAGACATCTCTGGCCGGATTCCCGTCCGCACCGGTAACAATATCCATGACCACATTCCCCAGAACCTCATAGGCTCCGATGCAGGTCTCAATGCCCTGGATCTTGTACGGATCTTTCCCATTGGTGTTGCTGTTCGGAGATCCGTCTGAGCCAGCCACCTCATCAGTCGCTCCACTGTGCCATGGCATTGTTGTGATCCATGTGGTCAATGTCGTATCGAATGCCTCCGGAGCATCCACATATACTGCTGCATTGCTGTCATCCACGTCCTCAATCTTTGTGACTTTGACACTGTATGCTTTGTTGTGTATATAGGAAAAATACCGGTCTTTGTTTGTGTTTGAGTCAACGTCTCCGATGGAAACATATGAGCCGATCACATAACCAGCCGCCTGTGTCTTTGTTAGTACCACTCTCATCACTCCGGTTTCTTCTACCAGGTTCTGGTTCTGATTGCTGTATGAGGTACATCCGGCCATGATGCTCTGGCTGTGTGTGGTTGCATATTTAATAATCATCATGAGCTGTCTATAGAACAGATCACAGCTTGTCGTGCCGCAATAGTGACCGCCCAGCTTGTGCATATAGGTTATCATTCCGGTGTAACTGACCGGATTTCTCGCCTGTGTTGCCTGGCAGCCATTGGCCGGTGCCAGGCCTTTTGATGAATACGGCACTCCATCAATGTCTCCTGCCGCATACTTGGCATGGATCATGAATGGGCTGATTGTTCCGTCCGGATTGATAGATTCTTTCATCGGATATGGTGTCAGCTCTGTCTGGCTGTCAGAATAATGATATAGGACTGCCTCGGTAGTGTCCTCAATACCGAACCAGGCGCTCATTGTAACCTCTCCGACCTGCACCTTGCCGTACTTGGTAAATCCAATCTGGCCCTCCAGGGCATCTACGTGGTTGAAACCATTCTCGTCTACAGAAAAATTGCAGGTAAAATGATGAAATAGGCCATACTGAGCATAATCATCTCTGCCCTCTGTTCTTCCCACAGATGGCTCCGCAACCATATTCTCATTGGCATTCATTTTGACTCCCACAGGACTTGTAGATGTTTCGTATTTATAGATTTTTGTCGTGAATACCTTGCCATTTCTTCTTAGAGCGAAAAAATTTGAAAGTGCATTTTCGACGCCTCCCCCGTTCTGCTTAATCAGATCTATCTGTGTCCGGCCAGCCTCCTCAATTTTTGTCAAACCGGATGAAACAGCTTGTTCAATCGTCGTATTCGCTGCTGATTCCGATGCTTGAATGTTAGATACCGCATCAGCACCAGTTTTCGTAATATTCGCCGTCTGTGTTTCTCCTGCTTTTTTTACAGATGCTACCGCATCAGAACCTGCTGTGTTGATCTTGTTGACATTCGATGTCCCTGCATCATTTACCTCTTTCAGTCTGGCTGATCCAGTTGAATTGATGTCAGAAATCTGTTCAGCTCCGTAACTGTTGACGTTTTTTATCTGAATAGCACCAGCACTTTCTACGGAAGAAATTGCCAATAATTTTGAAGCGTTAATGGAATCTACCGCATCGGTTCCAGCTTTCATAACCGAATTCTTTTGCACTGTTCCAGCTGTATCAATATCTGACAGCAATGAGGCTCGCTTTAATTCGAGTTCCTTCATAGCCGCTTGATAATCTACCGAGAACTGCGTAACATCGCTGTTGATATCATTTTCAAGAATCTTAATCCGTTCTTCTGTTTCTTTTGCAGAAGAAGCTGAAGACGCGGCACTCTTTGATGACGTAGCTGCTTCATTTGCTGAAGTTTCCGCAGCGTCTCTGGCCGTTTCTGCTTTTGATGCGGCAACAACTGCTTTCCCGACTTCAATTTCAACCGCACTGGCATTATTGCCCCTAAAAGGTTCCCCGGTTGTGGTCTGATACGGAAGGACTACAAGCTTTGCGCTAGTAGTTGTGATTCTCTCTTCAAGCTCTCCTGTAGACTCGTTATAAGCTGCCCCATGCAGCCACACGTCCCATGTTCCGGCGCTCAGGTCAATTCCTCTGTCATGTGTGATGCCGTCATCCACAAGGGTTACATCCGCCTGATTCTCGCCATTCTTGAAATGCACCGTTTTAGTCAGACCAAGCCAGTCGAGTGAAAAGACGAATCTGGCTGATATATAGTTTTTGCTGTCGCTTACGGTCGTATTTTTCGCAAGCTGCAGAACCTGTCCGGTCACTTTTCCTCTAATCATATAACATGCCCCTTCTATCCAACATTGTTACAACCATTATCCCATGCAATACAAGCTTGAATATTATAGATTTTACCTACAGGACCCGTCGTACCCGTAAACTGTCCGGAAGCAGTCTGTCCAAAAAAGTAGATTTTCTGTCCTTCGGTCAATTCTGCATCTATATGCACTGTCAGATCTGTTGCATTAGATAAGGGCAAATCTTTCCACCAAATAGCACCGCTTGGATTGGCTTGTGTGTTAGAATTTTTACTTAAATAAACGCGTGCATATTTCTCCCCACTGGTCGCATTTGTCCAACCGGTAAACTTAAACCTGTAAGTACCAGACTTTGGTGCTTTAAAATAAACAGATGAACCAGAAAATAATTGTTTTACACTTGTAGAACTACTATTTGTGGACACATTACAAGACTTACTCCAAATCGGTGTATTGCCAGCTTCGATTATATCAGGCAGTCCGGCGCCGGAACTGCCACCGGACTCAACATGCTCACCCGTGATTAGATTTCCATGACAATCGTGTGCTGTATATCCCTGCTTCAAGGACGATTCATTAACCGTGTCATCCGTCAGGTCAATCAGCACATCAGAACCGTATATAACCTTATTTACTGCCATTTTGACCTCCTATCCGATCGTTACAGTCGTCCCGTTTGCGTTTTCGTCTCTCGATATTGGGATAGCATTAACCGTCACCTTCGAAAGGGCATTATAGCCAGAATCAGGCTCGACAACCTGTTCATTCGCTGCCGGAGTCACACTCTTCTGCTGTGCTACAACATTACCGCCGGTTGACTTAATAAGGTCTACGAGCTGCTGATATGTGACCGTCCTTGTTCCGTCCGATGTATCAACAATGAATACCTCAGAGCCGTTGAACTCCTGTATCTTTTCGTAAGCACTGATTTTTGACATGGCTTTCCTCCTTACTGGTCAATGCGACCGATTGAACACCATTCGATCGTTGCCGTTGTGGCACTAGTTGCGTTGAAATACAATGTAAAGCCTTTTGCAGTTACCCCTCCAACCGAAACGCCGTATTTGAGCGGATCGCTCGCATGGATTGTGACAAAAACATTCGGGATAGACTTGTATGCATTCGGGAATGTGATTTCTTTTTTAACAGCTGTATTCGCTTTCTCCACGGTCATGGATTGTGATCCGCGCTGGATTATAGGAACATTATAGCTATTATCCTTATAATTGAACTGCATTTTTCCATTCGAGTATATTCTAAGCGAAGATTTTTCGCTGCCGTTCACATCCTGAAGGGCAATCCCGGCACCGAGAACATCAGGTTTGCCGGATGAAGAATTGAAAGAACTCACCCAGCTCATCAGTGCCGCTTTTGCATTATCGCTGAAAGCCCTCAATGTTCCTTTGAAATCAAGCTTCTTTTCAAGGTTTGTGGCCCTTGTGCCTAACTTTGTGATATCGTCAGAATTCGCTTCTGCCCGAGAATCTGCCGCCTTGGCAATATCGTTTGCAGCATTAACCTCTTTCTGAAGGTTACGCAGATTCTTGATATTCGATATCACTGGCTCGATTTTCTGAATCGTTGAGCCGTATAAAACGATTCTGTAAAGTGGGACTTCTCGAAGCGTTCCGCCTGATCTAATATCGTTCTGAGTTACAGATGGATCAGACGGTGAAGATGATGCTGTCCCTTTTACGATATCAACCGCAAAAGATTCAACGCCGGATGATGCATTTTTTTGATATCGTCCAATAATTAAATCGTTTCTGTAAAGGCCTTGCGACCCCGTTTCAATAGTCACTTTTTCTCTACCATCCGTTCGACAGTGCACACCCTGAATGATGATTTCGAGCTTCGGCAATGTCACAACGCCGGAGGTTGTTTCTTTTGCTTCAGGCATATCAAAAGCTAACACAACGTCAGAGCTACTCAGAAGCCCCGCGTTGAAAGAAGCCCAGTCATCTGCTGTAATGTGTGCACTTCCTGTGTGTCCGGTAACTATTTTTGCCATTATTTATCATCTCCTATTTTGTATGACACCGATGCTATCCCATTTTTGATTTTTAGAATTTTCTTCGTCACCGGTTCTTGAATCGTGATGCCGGTGACATAATCGCGGCCCGAAATGACGCTGCCAAGCTCTAACTCAATCTGTGATCCGTCAGAGATAGTCATTGTCTGACTGTCTGACTCGTTGATCTCGTCAAATTTCTTCGTAGCACTATCAAGCAGCTCCGCTTCATTTTCGGATGAGTCAGATGAGCTGTAATCATATTTATACACCAGAATATCGTCACCGTTCGGGATGCCAGAAACCTGTTCAACCGTTCCATCATCTTTTTGATGCAGATACAGAACCGTTCTTTTTTCGAGCTGTCCGCCACCGAGTGCGATCATGTAGTTGTACTTCAGAATTTTTTTGTCAATACTGAAATTGAAGTCATAGTCCTGCGATATCTCATCATCAACCTCGTTCGGTTTCGCTGACAGTTCAACAAAAAATTGTGCCTCTTCGTTGACAACGCTGATGTCCAGTCGATAGCCTTTAGACTCAAGTAAGGATTCCATCGCATTGAGAATGTAATCATATCTGTTAACTTTATAGTTGTTCACAGAAACTCCTGTGAGGGTGTCAGAGACTTTGAACACGTCTGTATACTGTCCGCCAAGCAAAGCCTTAAGGCAGTTCGTCAGATCGCCTGAGACGTATAGATAAGCCTCTCCGGTCGGCGGCTCAACAACCTTGTCCTTGAGCATTCCCCGGAACGTCTCGCCGTATACTTTTACAATCCCATCGGATGTATCTGACTTAATTCCTTCTATCCGTCCGCCGTATTCTGTTCCGTCGCAGTAGATATAGTGTACTTTTTCATAGATTTCTGAATCATACAGTGACACAGGTATTCCGATTTCAAAATCATTTTCACTTCCGATTTCAAAATCAAAAGAGCACTTATCAGAGAGATACATCATGTCATATCTATCCTTATCGGTTATATAAAAATCCATGATGTACCCCCCTTACAATTCAATCCGATTGTTATTAGAATCAAGAATCGGCTCTCCGCTTGAATCAAGCAAGTAAACGCTCATATCTTCTGTTTCACTGCCACCGGGTGCCGGTGTAGGTGTATCACTGCTTCCGATATCGTTATTAAGAGATTCCCAATCGGGTTCACTTCGCTTGTGATATAAGAGTACGTCAAATCCAAAATCTCCGGACCATATAAGTTCGTTTTGACCAGGCGGAATCTCTTCGAAGACACTTTCCTTCTTATACCTGTAACGCATCATGGATGTCTCGGCACGGTCCTGAAGAACCTTAGTGATCGTCTTGTTCATAGAGTCAATAACGAGGTTTTCGCCGGAGTTAAGACCGACGTTGACCTGATAAGTATGGCCGCCAATCTTTATCATAACCGGATTAGAACATGGACCGTACACAGTGATCTTGAATGCAGCAGGAAAGATTTGAGAATTTGAAACGGTATTCTGTCCAACATTCACCGACCGCAAGTCGACCGGGAGATCGAAAGGGAAATCAACACCGCCGCTTGCGGAAGTGTTCAAAGCCCCGTAAGAATATAGTTCTTCTTTTATCCAGAACGGTTCATCAGTAACAATCTTCAAATCTGCCTTCGTGAAATCCTTGTGAGCAAGGTAGCTACTGTTCTCGATAGATGTAATCCAGCATTTTAGATACCATCCGCCAATGTATATACGTCCTTTTTTGCCTGCTAAAATATCGCTTTCGAAAATTTCAAAAAGGTTATTCCGAACAGCTATTCTTTCAGCAAGGGAGTTTTTTACAATCACAACTGGAAGGCTCTTTTTAACGGGTTCCTTATAGAATCCGCCTATGATATTGTTATCATCCGAATACGACCACTCATAATCTCGTAGGTCATTATAATTAGCATACAGGCCGCCTTCACCGAAGACGACCCGTTTACCGTTGTTATTTTCGTAAAAAAATTTATCAAGCATATTTTTTCACCAGTCTTGCAAGCTCTCGCTCGTCAAATTTTATGTTCATCGACCTGAGAGCGTTCACGATCTTGTCATAGAGTCCGTTATTGAGCTTGATCAGCTCCGACAGGATGGCCGAAAGAACGTCACTGGAAGCTTCTGCGGAAGCCTCACGAATCATGTTCATCAGGTGGTCTTCTCCTGCTACAACCTCGTTTCCTGCCTCTCCACCGCCTAGCAAATGACCTCCGGATGCTCCAAAAATGGTTGCATCGCTAAGGATCATCGCGTTATCCATGGCCTTTTTGTACCATTCGATGCTGAAATGCGGCACGCTCGGTGGAGTCAGGCCAAATTTGCCGGTGATCGACAGATGAGGCAGTTTCAAATGTGGAAGGCTCCAACTGAATTTAAAGACGCCCTTAATCTTGTCAATTGCACCTTTTACGATGTTAAAAGCCTTCGTGAAGGTTGTCTCAAACGGATTTGTAACAGTTGCTACAGTGCTCTTAACTGTCGCTATCGCATTTTTAATAGGAGACGTGATGAAGTTTTTCACATTCGAAAAGATACGACTCACAACGCCTTCTATACCTGCTCCCGTGAATGTTGACTTGATGTTAGATACAGCATTTTTGATGATTCCTTTCGCCTTTGAAGGAAGTGACTTAATACCGTTTATAACACCGTCAAGGACATTTTTGCCGAGATTCAGCCAATTGAACGCCGTCCATACAGACACGATAGCTTCAATAATTTTCGGGATATTCTCGATCAGAGTCGGAATAGCCTGAATGATACCGGTCACAAGCATTACGATCAAATCAACGCCGGCCATAAGGATTTTCGGAGCATTTTCGTTGATGATCTCTGCAATGTTAATAATAATTTGCGGCACATACTCGATAAGAAGCGGAAGGCTGTTGATCAAGCCTTGTGCCAAATTCTTAATTAATTCCAATCCGGCATCTATGACCGTTCCGGAGTTCTCTCGAATGTACTCCGTGAACTGTTCCAGCATCGGCAAGACATTTTCTAATAATGTCGGAATTCCCTCAACGAGCCCCTCACTGAGATTTTTCAGAAGCTCAACAGCTGTGTCTTTTCCTGTTTCGATGAAGTCCTTTCCGCCGGACTCCCACAGGTCGGACAAGGTCTCAATGCCGAATTCAATGACATCCGGTGCATTTTCGACAATGGCCGAACCGATAGCTTTCATCATCGACTGTCCGGCACTGAAGAAAGCCGGAATAACTTCTGTCACAACGCCGGGAAGCTTCTCTGCAATGACAGGGCCAATGTCCTGCGCTGCCTCTCCAATGCCCTTGAAAATCTGAAGAATTCTCGGTAATACATTGCTTGCTGCCACTTCTACACTCTCAATGAACTGAGATGTCAGCTCTGAAAGGTCTTGATTCTGATCGGCGATTCCGGTCACAAGATTTTCCCATGATGCTTTTGCAGAATTAACAGAGCCCTCGATGGTGGTTGCTGCTTCTTTCGCTGTTGTTCCCGTGATTCCCATATTGGTCTGGACTTCGTGAATTGCATCGACAATCTGGTCGAATGTGATGCCGTCTAAGTCTTCGATAGTATGATTAAGGATTCCCGAATCATTAATCAGCCTGACCATTTCGGCCTGAGTACCGCCATACATTATACATTCGATACGGTTCGCTATTCCGTATCCGCCTTGCGGCTGCTGCATATTTCTATGCAGATTAGACTATCTCTTGATGCTTTCGCACCCCTCGCACTTCCACCCGCTTGGGTGTACTCTACTCGCTTCCACCTTCTGGTGTGCTTTCGATAGTCGTTACACGTTCATAGCCACGTCTCTGGTTATCAACATATTCGAATTTATATCCTCTTGTTGTTCCTCTTTTTCCAATCGTCTCACTTTTCAAGAGTTGCGATATATTTCCGATAGTTTTGCCAAAATAATTAGCTACATCAGTTATTCTGTCAAAATACATTACATCATCTGGTTCAAGCCACGCTTCATGGCCACCTCCACGTTTTTTTCTTACCTCTGGATAGTGTATCACTTTTACACGTTCGCTTCGAACGCCAGCTGTCCTGAATCTTGAATTCTGTTCTGAATAAGTAGCCCAACGTAAATTTGAAAGGGAATTATTCTTTCTATTACCATCTTTATGGTCTACAGTTGGCTTATTTTCAGGATTCGGT